AATCAGAGCTAGGGCTATACTGATGGAAACAGACTTAGCAAATGGAGATCATAACCTTCTTAGAGGAGATCCTTCATTAACAAGTGTCTTTGATACTTACAGTCCTTCAAACGCATTAATTAGATAATTATGGCAGTTATATCCAGAGCAATACCAACCTTATTAAGAGGTATCTCACAAGCTGCTGACTCAACTAAACAAGCTGATCATGCTGACATACAAGACAATGCTGACAGCAACCCTGTGTTGGGTCTTGTAAAGCGTTCTGGATTGCAATATGTCGCTAGTCTAAGTCCTTCTCCTTTAGGTAATGTTCACATACAAACTATTAATAGAGATATAAATGAAAAGTATGTAGCAGTATTTAGTAATGGCAATGTAAAAGTTTATGATATTGACGGTACAGAAAAGACAGTAAACAAACCTGATGGAACAACATATCTAAATACTTCTGACCCTAGAAGTGTAATGAAGACTGTAAGTGTTGCTGACTATACCTTTGTTGTTAATACAAGTATTACAGCAGCTATGGATAGCACTTTGAGTCTAACCTCTGCAAACATTACTCAAGCAGTTGTCTTCATTAATCAAGTCTCAGATAAGACTACATACTCATTAACTGTAGATGGAGTTACTGTTACTGATGACACTTCATCAGACTCTACACTTAGCACTAGTCAAGTTGCTACTGATTTAGTATCAGGACTTAACTCAGGTCTTACAGGTTTTACTATTGCTCGTAATGGTTCTGTTATTCATATTAAAAAAACAGATGGCAGTAACTTTTCTATAGATGGTAATGACACTCAGGGTAATACCCACATGACAGTGGTAAAAGATACTGTCCAAAGATTTACTGATCTCCCAACAGTGTCACCTAATAATTATGTCGTAGAAGTAAAGGGAGATGAGACTACTGATTTTGATAATTACTACGTTAAGTTTGTTACTAATAATGGAGGTACATTTGAAGAAGGTCAGTGGGAAGAATGTGTAGAACCAGGAATACAATTTAAATTTAATTACGACACAATGCCTCATGTGTTAGTAAGACAGGCAGATGGTAACTTTAGATTTGCAAGAGTAGATGGCGATAGTTATACCTTATCAGGAGTAACTTATACCTTACCTAAATGGGGAGAAAGGACTGTAGGCGATACAGATTCAGCACCTAACCCTTCTTTTATTGGCTCTAAAATTAATAACGTATTCTTCTTTAGAAACAGGCTTGGTTTTTTAGCTGATGATAATGTTGTTTTATCAAGAGCAGCAGAGTTTTTTAATTTCTTTCCAGAAACAGTCTTATCTGTAATTGATAGTGAACCTATAGATGTAGCAGCTTCACATACTAAAGTAGCTATTTTAAGAAGTGCTGTAACAGTAGAACAAGAACTAATATTATTTTCTGATCAGACACAGTTTGTACTTACTTCGTCAACAGATAACCTAACTCCTCAATCAGCTAACGTAGTAGTGGTAACTGAATTTGAATCTGATGATGATGCACAACCTGTAGGTGCTGGTAGCAGTATTTATTATTTATCTAAGAGAGGATCTTTTGCCAACGTAAGAGAGTATGTATATCAAAGAGATCTTGTTATAAAAGAATCTAGTAATATTACTGTCCATGTACCAAAACTAATACCAAGTAATATTTTTAAATTTGCAGTTTCTACAAGTGCAGATGTTTTGGTTTGTTTAGGTACAGATAATCCTAATAAGCTATACATCAACAGATGGTTATATGGTCAGCAGTATCAGAAAATATTAAACAGTTGGTCTACTTTTACTCTCAATGAGAATAGGTCTATTAAAAATGTTGATTTTATTGGTAGTGATTTATTTTTAGTAATAGAAGATTCTTATGGTGCAAACAGTATTCAAAAAATACCTTTTGAAACTCAATTTACTGAAGCTAATTCTACCTTTGAATATCACCTGGATCATAAAGTTACAGAAGCTACCACAGGTGTATCTGTTAATTATAACTCTTCTACTGATACTACAACTTTTCAAGTTCCTTACAGTTTTTTAGGTAATGTAAATATTGTTGGCAGATTTTTAGCAAGTAATGAAACAAGCACTTATGTTAATGAACAAGGTGTAACAACAACTTTAAAGCCAGGTCAACTGATACCAACGTTTGATGCTGGAGCAACTATCGTATCAGCAAAAGGAGATTATAGAAATAGTAAATTTATTATTGGTGAATCATATGAAATGCACTATAGGTTTAGTCAACAACGACTAACAGAAAGCCAAGGAGGTAATAGCTCTGGTGAGATTATTAGTGGTCGTTTACAACTGCATCATTTTTATATCAAGTTTGAAGATACAGGATTTTTTAAAGTAGAAGTAACACCAGAAAACAGAGACACAAGTACACATAAATTTACTGGTAGGTTTTTAGGTGCAGCCAGTAGCACTATTGGATCTATAAACTTAGAAACTGGATCATTTAAAGTTCCTATAATGAGCAGGGCAGATAGAGTTAATATTGATGTAAAGAACGACACATTCTTACCAACAAAGTTAGCAAGTGCAGAATATGAAGCTATGTTCCATATGAGGAGTAGACGTATTTAAATGGGACATTTAAGAAAAGCAAACTTAGAAGATCTTAAACATGTTGCTAAAAACATGAGAGAGATGGATAAGTTAGAAGCCTTTTATCAATCAGGACAAGAACCACGACAAGCCCTTCAACTGTCTTATATGTGCAGTAATATAAACATGGCAATAGCTGATGATAATGATGCTCCTATAGGACTTTGTGGTGTGGTACAAGGTGGTGTTATATGGATGGTTGCTACAGATGAACTGTTTAGTAATAAAAAATATAAAATACAACTAATAAGAAAAGGTCGGAAATGGGTAGATAACCTGTTGAAAAATTACAAAATCCTATATAATTTTGTATATGCAGAGAACGATTCTGCTATCAAGTGGTTGAAAGCTCTTGGGTTTACTTTTATTCAATATCACGAACATTACGGTATGCAGGGTAAACCATTCTACGAATTTCTGAGGATCGCATAGATGTGTGTTGCAGCATTTCCAGCTATAGGAGGATTAGGTGCAGGGGCAACATCAGGGCTGTTTGCTCTGTCTCTAGGTCTTAACTTGGCAACAGGTTTAGCAGGTAGATCTGCTGCACAGTCTGCTGCAAACCAGACATATCAATCTTCACTAATAGCAAACAGATCAGCAGAACAAGCTTTTGCTGCACAACAAGAAGGGTTAGCAGCACAGTTAAAAGAGTCAAGAGCATCACAAGCACAAGAAAAACAAGCAGCAACTATAAGAGGATTACAAGCAAAAGGAGCTATAAAAGCATCAGGTAGATCAGGTCTTACTGTTGACTTGTTATTAGCAGATCAGGAACGACAGACAGCAAACTTTAGAGAATCTATAAACCAGGCACTTGAATCAGCAAGCAGACAATACGGTAGAAATGTAGAAGGATTAACAGCACAAAGAGATAATAGACGTAATCAACTAACAAGTAATATTAACCAAGCCTATAACCAGATCCCTTCTCTAGGGTCGGTACTACTTAATGTAGCTTCTCAAGGCTTATCCACTTACGGTCAACTTGCAGCATTATGACATCTAGTTTTCAAAGTACAGCTTTTCAATCCTCTGCAAGACCTGTAGATACTTTTGTACGACCTCCCAGTGTTCAACCTAAAACTGATATTGAGTCTTTGGCTGAAGCCCTAGCTGCTGTTAATCCTTCATTACAAAAAATTATTGGTACTCAATTAGAAAAAAAGAGAGATGAAGAAATAGCAAGAGGTATGCAGTTGAGAATGGAGGAAGGTAAAAAAGAATTACCAAAAGTATTGAGAGAAGTAAATAAAAAAGACGGTAAAGATGTTGCTAGACAATTAGTTGGTGGAAATATATTTGCACAATATGGTTATGAAAAAAGAGATGCCCAATTATTAGCATTAGACACTAATAGAAAAGCAAAAAGTCTATATCAAAACTATAGAGTTACTAAAACTTTGCCTAGTGGTCAAACCGTAGGTATTCCAATTAGTCATTACGATATAGATTCACCAGAATACCAAGAGTTTTCACAACAGTTATCTGGTATTAATCAAGAATATTTACCAAATATAAGATCTACCTTAGTGGCTGATATTTATACTCCAAATCTTATAAAAACCTTAGAAGATACAAACAACACACATTTAAAACAAAATAGTGAATTTAAAATAGAAAGAAACAACACTCAACTAAAACAAAATATATTTTCTAATTGGTCAGCATTTGACAGTAAGGAGATAACAAAAGAGCAAGCACAAGCAAATATACAAGAAGTTATAGAAGAAAATTATAATTTAGGTTTTACCGAAAATGTATCAGGAGAAAATCTATTAGAAATAGTTAAAGATCAAGCTGCACGAGTATTTAGTATTAATAGAGAAGCAAAACAAGGTGGTTATGCTGAAGCATCAAAATATCTTGATTTGGTAAAAGAATTGAAATATGGGCCTAAAGAAATACAAAAAGATGGTTCTGCTAAGCAAAGAATAGTTGGTGATTTGTATGGTGAAACCATGTTGAATTTTGAAATAGGTTTAATAAAAAAACAAAACGAATTAAATCAATTACAAAAAGAAGAATTTGAAGAGAAAGACAAAAAAAGAATAGAAAAATTATTACTAGATAATCCTAATGATATAGACCTTGCAGAGAAAATATTATTAGAAAATTCAGATTATAGAGAGTTTATTTTTGACACCATTGAAATAGTAGCCACCGACAGAGATGAATTATTTAATGAATTTGATCGTAAAGTTGCTACACAATTTTATGCAAACGATAGAACAAGAATGTTTGCTGATCTTGAATTAATAAAAAAACAAATTGGTCGTAGCATGACCCCAGAAGATGAGGAAAGATACAAACTGTCATGGAGTAGAGCAGATGCTCGTACATCAAAGGGAGTTAACTACGATTCAAAAATACAAAGAACTCATTTAGAAGGGGGCAAACTGATTGGTAAAGTTGATAAGGATGGAGTTGTATATTGGGATCAAGGAAATCAACAGTTAAGAGATCCTTATTTACGTTTAAAAACATTTTACGATAGACGTTTTCTTGATGAAATCTATGTACCTGGTTTAGAAGGAAAAGATAGAGAAACTATATTTAGAGAAATACAGAACGAATATTATAAAGATCTAACAGAACTAAGAGATGCTAAAGGTGATGATGCGGAAATAGTTCAAGATAAGTTTTCTGATGTTTTTAAATCAGAAAGAGAACTTCAAATACAAGGTTTAGTCGATGATTACGGAATACCTTTTACAACAGCAGAACAAATTTATAATGAAGAATTTGTAGAAACAGAAATCACACCAGAACCTAAAAAGGAGGAAGCAACAGTAGAAGAAACAAAAGATGATGAACCAGAAAGAAACTTTTTAAAATTAATTCCAGGTTTAAGGCAGTTTTTTAAAGATGGAGTAACAGAAGAAGATATAACTAAAGTTTTTAATTCTTTTTCTAGTCCTGTTGTAGCAGGTGGTTTAGAAGGTAAGCCTAGATCTTATATAGTTAAGTCAGGAGATACGTTAGAAGCTATTGCAAGAGATTCTGGTATTGAATTAGATGCTCTTATAAATGCAAATAAAATAACAGATCCAGACTTTATAAAAACAGGTCAACAATTAATAATACCTGCACCTGTACCAACTTTTATAGATAAATATAAAGATAAACCTGTACCTGATTTTGGTGGTTTAGGAAAACTTGTTATTAGCGGTGAATCATTAGGTAGTGGTTCATATAACGCTTTTAATAAAGGTTCTACTGATACCGCAGGAACTATGGATATAACCAGTAAAACAATAGCTGAAATGATACAGATGCAAGCTGATGGTACGGTCTCTGCTGTAGGTGCTTATCAATTTACTGAAGGTGTTTTAGAAGAAGCTAGAGAGGTCTCAGGCATTGCTAAAGATGCAATTATGACACCTGCTGTACAAGATAGATTATTCTGGGCAATGTTAACTGGCGGTAAGAAAAAACCTAACTTAACAGATTACCTACTTGGTAAAAGTGATGACTTAAGAAAAGCACATGAAGATTTGGCAAAAGAATTTGCAGCTTTAGAAGGACCAGATGGTAAAGGCATATACGATGATGAC